TAATGTACTGGATTGGTAAGTTTTTAGGTGTAGTCAATGTTAGTTCTCCAAATTTATCGAATAATACTAACAATTCTCCACTTTGAACCAACGATTCGTCCATTGCTTCTTGAATAATATCTAGTGCTTTCTTATCCTCTTTTAATTGTGGAGATAATACAGCACTAGAACCTTTTAATTCTCCGACTTTCAAATCAAAATCTCCTGCAATAGCAGAAACAATTTGATTGACGTTTTTGTCTTTTGCTACAAAATTAATATTTCTTAGCAAATATTTCTTTTGGTCGTGGAACGTTAACGTTACTTTAGTATCTTTTGAATACTTAATCTTTGTTAAATAACCGAAGAAAAGCTCCTTATCGTCCTTTTTAAAGGCAATAGGAGAACCATGTTCAAACGCTATTTTAGTGGCATTGTATATATCTATTTCTAAGCTCCAAGCAGAACCTTGACGGACTGTTTTAAATGTAATAGAACTGGCGATAGTAGCAATATCCCACGTTTCGCCAGTCTTGTTGTTTTGATAAAATAATTGAATCATGTTGGAATCACGAACTCCTGACCTGGATAAATCCAATGAGGGTCTTCAATTTTATCCTTGTTAGCTTCATAGATTTTTGTATACAAACTACCGTCACCATAGAATTTCTGAGCAATACCCCACAACGTATCGCCACTTACAACTGTATGAGATTGTTGTTGTGGTGGTTCAGTTGTTGGTGTACGTTCTTCAGTATTTTCTTTCTTTTGTTTTGTTGATTCTAAAGCCTCTTTATCTTTAATCGTTACCTTTCTAGGCTTGTGGGAACGATATTGAAGAAACTTAATGCTGTAGATAATATCCAACTCGTAACCAGTCTTAGTAGAAACTTCAAACTCTTTAATTAAGAATTTTCCATTCACGGCAGAACCAAAAGCACCCCCAATCATTAATCGAACGGGAGTGCCTTTTTCTTTATAACTTCGAATTGATGAAATAAAGCTTTCTGGGGAAACGTTACTATAAATTGGATAATTACCATCATAACGACCGCTAGGGATAAACGATTCAAACTCAATTGTCTGCAATTCTGGACTACCCACAATTGTCACATTCCCTGTATCAATAATTGATACTGTTTCTATTCCTTGATTATCAGTCATTTTAATACTTTCTGGATTGACTGGTAATTTAATACTCTCAATAAATATATTCATTGTTTCCACCTCCTTAGTAAGCCAAGCCGTCTGCACCGTTGTTAATTGCTTCAACAATCGTTGCGTTCAAGTCATCAAGCATGTTTCCGTACTCTCTGTCGCTATTGATTGAATCAATATTTGTGACGATTTCTGGTTTTAAAGTAATAAAGTTTTGTTGCCATTTCATAGTAGCCACATCTTGAACCAGTTTAATAAATTCATCATCTAGCTTAACGCTATCTTTGATTTTACCAACACTATCTAAATGTCCGCCTTTTGGATTATGGGATTTTTCTGCTCCTCCAGTGTTATTTGCTGGACTTAATTCGTATGGGGTTTGTCCGCTATCGCCTAAAAATGAGTTTCCAACATCTCCAGGGCTTCCACTGAACATATCACCAACTGCCTTATCAATACCTTGTCCAATTTCATAACCAGTATTAAAAGCTCCACCGACATCACCATAGCCTAAACTCCCAATTTTTGGAGCTTGGAAACTTGGTGCATCTCCAAGTGAATTTAAATGATTAACGATTCCGTCAGCCAAATGTAAGCCTTCAAAGGTCTTCTTAACTGGTGCTTTCATACTATCGATTGCGTTTCCGATATCATTACCGAAGTCGACCCTTCCTAACGATACAGTACCAACCGCCCCAATATTCAAGCCCATTCCGTTTAAGAATCCAATCATGCCATTAATTCCGCTTAAAATTCCGTTAATCATACCTTCAACCAAGCTAATAACTCCGTTGACCATTGAACTAACAAAATTCCCAATAGCTACAGCCATATCTCGACCACCTTGGGCTATGTTGTACCAAGCAGTCTGGAATTGGAATACTAATTCAAATACTAGATTGATAGCCCCTGTTACAAGCCAATCGACCGCTCCCAAAATAAGAGCTAGTAACATTAAAATGAATTGATATAGCATGAAAACTAATGCAATAACCATATTCACCAAGCCAACCACGATTGCTATTATTCCATTAACAATCATTATTACTATATTCAGTATAAAGATTAATACGTTCCATACTATCATCCCTAAAGCAAAAACAGCTCCAATGATAGTGCCTGTAGCAGATATTGATGTACCTGCCCACTGATTAAAGGCATTGATAGCAGCATAAATAATACCGATAAGTAGTATTATAGCCATAATTGTCAAACTCACAGGATTCATTGCCATTACGGCATTAAAAGCTGCGACTGCGCCTTTCGCTAAATTCATAGCCATTTCTAAGCCTTTCATAGCAAAGGTAACTGCATTGACTGATAACCAGTAATAGAACATTGCTCCAGCAACTGCGATAACGATTGGTGCAATAGTTGACCAGTTGTCCGCTATCCATTTAATTAGTGGAGCTATCTTGCTCCAAATAGCACCGATAATATCCATCAACACAATTAATGCATTAACAACAAATTGAATAGCACTAGCTACCATTGAAGCAAACTGTTGAAATTCTGCTGAGTTTGCTATTTGGTTGATTTTTATTGATAAAGGTTCAAAAGCCTTTGTTGCAAAGTTAATAAAATTCTGCCACGCTCTGCCCCACGTCATAGGCATATTCCTAAATTGTTGATCTATGCTTTCTGACGCTTCGAGCATAGCAGTTTTAACAATATCAGCGGTGATTTTTCCATCTGCGCCTAGTTTTTTAACCTCGCCACGAGTTACTCCTAATTTAGTAGCAATCGCTTGGATTAAAGCTGGAGAAGTTTCAGCAAGAGAACGTAATTCGTCCCCTTGCAACTTACCGCTCGCCATTGCTTGTGTTAACTGCATCATCGCACTTTTTTGTTCTTCGATACTAGCTCCACCAACGACAAATGATTTGTTCATAGTTTCTAAGAATGCTATTGTTTCGCCGTTGTTTTGGAAAACATCGCCAGCTTGCATTCGCATTTTAGCTACACCGTTAGCCATTTCAGTATAGGCAGAACCTGTTCTTTGTGCAGAAGTAAAAATTGATTTTTGAAGTTCGTTTGTACTCTGCATTCCGTCATTAATCATATTTAAACGAGCGTTCATATTCGCATAGTCGTCTGACATATTCATAGCTTTTCCTACAGTTGCTCCAATTGCAACCCCAGCCAATGCACCTTTAATTGCTCCTAAAGCTCCAGTAGCATTACCTAGATTATTGATTTTCTGGCTTGCATTGTCTGAAGCTTTTCCTACAGCATCAATAGCCATTTTACTTCTTAATAAGCCAATTTCTGCAGAAGCAGATTTTCTAGCTAATTGAACCATTGAACTAGCTTGTTTTTGAAAAGAACCGCTAACTCTTGTTCCGAGTGAATGCACTTTGTTCATTGTGTTATGCACTCGCTGTAAAGTTCCACTGACCCTATCAGTCAAGCTTAGTGTAGTATTAATTCCTGACATCTAGCATCACTTCACTTTCTTTCTCATTTTCTCTCGCTCTTTTGTTTCTAGTTCAATACAAGCAATTACAAATGCTTTTTCTTCCATATCCATTCGCATCCAATCTTTTGGGCGAATATAATAATTCACGAGGGCATAGTAAGCTAATTTAGCTTCACTGTCCTCGTAAATCAGTTTTTTGCTTCTTCAATTTTGTCGTTAACACTTGTATTTAAACCGCTAGCTTCCGTAATTGCTTCTAAAATTAAAGCATGCTCACCCCAGTTAAACATTTCTCCGTACAACTCCTGAGCTCCCATAGCTCCATAAGATTCTTGTAACGATTTGTCATTTAAGTCTGGATAAATGATTGAAGCTACACACAATTCACGATTGTATCGAGTTCCGTCAAATACTTTTTCTTGTCGTCCATTTCGACCTGTTTTAGTAGTAAAACAACGGTCATTAATAGAGTCAACCTCTCTTGAAGTTAGCACTCTGAATTTTACTGCCTCTTCAAAGTTTGGTAATACAACATCATAAGTTTCATTACCTTTTTTATTTTTCTTGAAAAACGATTTTAAACTGCTCATATTGAACCTCCTAATTTTTTCTAATATTTAATTTCTTTGAATTCAGATAAGATATCAAAATCTTGGAAAGTAAAATCTGTCTCTTCATCAATTACATCATCAGAAGAACCATCTAACTTGAAGATTAATGATTCTTTAAATAAAACCCCTTTAAGAACGACTGTATAGCGTCCTGCACGAGAAGTTTTATCATCATTCGTACATTTAATATCAATACGTGGTAAAATACCTTGTTTGACATATTTCAAAGCCATAGCTTTTAATTCTGGTCGGTGGTAGTACATTTTCAATGAACCTGTACCTTCAGCACCGACTACTTTTCCACCCTTCATACGTGAATTTAAAGGTGTTACATCAGCTTTTGTATATTCAACTTTTGCTTCTAATGAAATAAGCTCTGCTAATTCATATTGTTTGTCATCAATTGTAAAGAAGACTGTTCCCTCTTTTGCAGACAACGCATCTAATTGATCCATAATTGCCATATTTTACCCCTCCTCTAATCGCAAATAACCGTCATGTATAGAATTTCCATTGCATCTGTTAATACAAGTGGTAAATTCACTACGACGGATTCTTTAGTAATTCCTTGTTTAATTTCGATATCGTCAGCTTTATACTCAAGAGCATTCTTTGCTACTAGAGGGTCTAATACATTACTGATAATACGTTGTTTAAATAACTCACGTCCGTTCACGTTATTAGGAACCTTACCAATGAAGTAATTTTCAAAAATATACTGAACATTTGCGTTAATATTATCCATTGTTCGAATAAGTTTATTCTTACCAAAGATACGGCTTTTTTCCGCTGTATAACTTGTAAATGTACTAACGTCTGTCAATACGATTACTTTTTCATGTTTATAAGCAAAAATTAAATGACCTTTGTTGATTAATTTAGTAGCTTCAGCTTCGTTCTTACGTTCGCAATCAATCGCACCAGGATACTTTTTGTAAGTATTAGAATTTAATCTAGCTCCAGCGTACTGTCCTGCAATGAAGTAGACACATTGTTTAGCAGATAATTTAGTACCATCTGATAACGTTACTCCGTTACCTACCGATACCACTGCTTCGTTATCAGCGTCAGCATATTCATTTACAACTGCTCCTACTGAACGACCTTCATCTCGCCATTGTTTGATTTTAGCCACTACAAGAGCTTTTGTAGCCGTTTGGTCTGTTCCTAAGGCTAACACTCTAAAATCTTGTGTATCTAAGCCATTTAAGAAATTCTCAACCTCTGCGTTAGTTGTTTGTCCGTCTGTACCACCTTCTAGTAATACTGTCTTGTCTTCAGTTGGTAATGTACCAGTGATAGATACATAATTATTCTCAAACGGTAATTGAGAAACAATCTGTTTATCTACTGTTTTTCCAAAGAATACTGTTTGAACTTCTAATCCTGTGTCCACTTGTTTTTTAAATAAAACGTGGATATGGTTACCAGCTGTTCCTTTGTATTTAGCTGTAACTACTACTTCATCTTCTGTCTTAGTAGCTTTAGCTCCAGTATCGTTTACTCCGTTGTAAGCTAATACCTTACCAGTACCTTTTAACGCTTCACGAATTTCCATTAGATCATCAATTGGTTTCCCGAACGTTTTTCTAAAATCTGTTGTTCCGTCAACAAGAGTAAAAGTACCAATTTCTCCCCAAGCTCCACTAACCATAACTGCTGCAATTGTGTTATCCTCTAACGGAATAATCACATCTTCACGACTTTCAAAATTAATGTAAGCTTTTGGAATACGTTTGTTTTGTACAGTCCATTGTGCCATTAATGCACTCCTCCTTTTCTCCATTCATCTAAAATATCTTTCACTTGATTGACTGAATATTGCTTCGATTCATCTAGCAATGCATCCAGCAACAATCGTTCATCCTCAAAATATAGTAAGATTGCTTCTTTGCTATACTTTGGTTCATCATCAAATAGTTCCATCATGAGAAGTCTCACCAATCCTTTCGAGAACTTGCATTTTGATTTCTTCTTTCGTCCATCTAACGTAACGAGTTACTTTAAATGTACAAATTAAGTCGTTTTCGTTATATTCCACTTCTAAATTATCGATATGATACTTATCACCTAAGTATCTAAAATCTGGAGACATGAATAATTCTTCAATTTTTGAGAATTGCTCATATAAGTTCTCTGTTTTCTCGGTATAGTAGTGCAATAGAACGACAAAAACCTGTTTATCGTTTTGGTTTGCTAACCTCTTACGATTCACAGGTTTCACGTCTAAAATAAAACAAGGTGTAGATAATCCTTGCCGGATTTGTTCATCGTACACCTTGCACTTAAATACATCTTTTAGCTGTTTGATAATCAGCGGTTTAATACTATAGTCCACCAAGCACCTCCGCTAATTTATTTTCTATTGTCTGAACAATCGCAGGTATTTTCTCCTCGATTTCAGCTTCTGTCAATTTCATCATAAATTTTCCTTCAACCCATGGTCGAACTAATCGCCTTTCAATTGCTGGAACATACCGTCCTACTTCCTGTCTATGACCACTTTCGACAAATGAAGCGTACTCAATAGTATTGAAAACATTAATAATATAAGTATTCCCCTTTTTGCTTACTTCACACTGCCAATTCTGGTTTAATTTACCGGTTTTTCCTTTTGGTGTCCGTATCTTAACCGAACGAATAAATTCTAGTCCAATCGCTTTTGAAGCTTTCATAAATTCAGCATCTATGATTTTTTGAGCTTTCTCTAATTTCTTTATATAAGCAACTAGTTCGCTATCATCAAACCCATTCATGTCGTTTCACCACCAATTCTTGATGAGTGATATAGATCATGGGGTCTTCACTCGTTAGATATTTAACGCCATCTACAGTAATTTTGCTACCCGCTTTAATATAAATATCCGGTTGGCAAAATACTTTATGTTCCGTTTCAAGCAATCTAGCTTCAGTTTGTTGCGTATTCTTCAAAGATTGTACCGATAATCTACAAGGAATATCAGCATGAGCCTTTTGAAATTCAATTCCGTCAGCTCCATTTTCTTTGATTACTTCACGAGCTTCATACACATCTAATTTCTTATCATACATCCACATAATTGAAGATTGAGCTTTGATAAGTACATCATTTACTTTCATACTTACCACCTCAACTTTCTAAATTCCTGAAGTTGTGATTGGAAATTATATAGCAAACTTTGAGCTTTTGAAGTAGCTTCATCTCTTGATAACTCTACTCTTGTATCTCCTACTGAAATACTTCTAGCTCCATTTGCTTCATCTGGATTAAGCAAAGCATGCAGCATATTCATAGCAACAAAACGTAACTCCCATGGAAATTCAGTCAAATTACAATAATTGAGGATAGCTTGCATGACTTCATCTACCGCTATATCTGATGGATATTCTTGATATTTCTCGTCATACGCTTGACAGATTTCACGACGAATAGATTCATGAGTTTTTCTCATTTCTTCTAATTCCATGATTGCTATCCTCCTTTTCTCTAAACTAACGGTTCTCCGTTTCGAGCGTTAGCCACGGTTAAGTTTGCTTTAACAGTTGCTAATTCAGTTTTTACTTGTTCTAATTCTGCTTTTAATGCATCGCGTTCTGATTCTAATGCTGTTACTGTAGATTTTTTAATTTTGCTTTTTTCTAATTCTTCAATATCAGCTTTTAGTGCATCACGTTCTTCTTGTACTGCACGATATTCTGCAGTTGAGTAAATACGACCACCTGTTGATGGTTTTACTACTTGATACTCTCCATCAACTACTACAACAACATCATATCCATCTTCCAAATATGCTTGTTCTTCTAATTCATCAATATGAAGTACTCGATTATCTTTTTTTACAATGATCATTATTTATTCCTCCTCTTTACTCTACTCTGAAATTACAAATGCTAAACCTTCATGTTTTTGTTGGAATAGCAATACATCATCATGAGAACGTTCAAAGTATTTGAACATCCCTGCAGTTAATACAGATGGTTCTTGTAAACCTACAAAGCTGTATTTTTGAGGTGCTGCCATACATGGGATATGGATTAAGAAGAAGTGAATTTGTTTCGCTGTTGGGTCATCTTTCGCACCGACTGTGAAGTTAAATAAAGTCTTCATACGGTCAGATGGAATAGCTGGTTCGATATTCACTTCATCTAATCGACCAATTGAACGGTCAATAGTTGTTCCACCACCTTGAATGTTAATAGTACGACCAAATTGTTTAATATTTTTAATCATACGTTTAACAGATGGAGTACAGTACAATGTACGACCTTCTGCAGGAACTCCTGCTTCGTCCATTTGTTCCATCAATTCATCAAATGTAGTTAAGAAGTTTTCTTCCGTTAATGTTAATTTCTTAATTTGTTTATTTGTAGTATCTAACGCTTGTTTACGAGCAAATAATTTAGAAATCATATATTTATCCATTTCTGGAACTTTTTGAGTATCGTTGAACGTTTTTGTAATGTTCGCAATTGCTACCACATAGTTTGAATCATCTACATCTAATGGGTCTACTAATGTTGACCAATAACGTGTGTTTTGCAATTGGTATGTTTCCCATTGGTTTTCGTATTCTGCGTCTGTAACAGAAGTTGAACGACGAGCACTATCTCGACGACCGTCTTTTACTAATAAACGAGGTACTTTAACTTCTTGAGCTCCTGTAAATTTTAATAATCCATTTGATGGAGAGTTCCATAACTTGTGAGTGAATAATAATCCATTCTCGCTATAGCGTTTTTGTAACGCAGTTTGATAAGATTGTGCATAATTGACTACTGTTGCCATATTTTTACCTTCTTTCTAAATAATTAATTTTAAGCTGTAAAAGCTTCAATCATTTGAGCAGTTACATCATTGTTGTTGTTTTCAGGCACGATTGCACCCTGCGGTTTCGCTCCTGCTACATGACCAGTAGCTGGCTCCGTTTCAGGAACAAATAAAAAGCCTTTAGATTCTTTCAATGCAGTTAACTGGTCATCTAAACCTTTAACTCCACCATTCTTATCTAAAGACAGTTTTGATTTGTCTAATAAGCCATTCACAATAGAAGCATCATGCACTTTATTGCTAATTTGCATTGAAATAGCATGGTTTAATTTAATATCTGCCATTTCATGCTCATGTTCTTCTTTTTGTACTTTGTACTTCTTATCCAAATCATTGTATTTTTGCAATAGTTCAGCATTACCTTCAGTTTCTTTTTTGAGTGCTTTCAAATCCTTATCACGTTCGTCTAATTGATTCTGCAAACTAGTTGCGTTACCTTCTGCAGCAGATAACTTGTTTTGTAACTCTTGAGTAGACTTCCCATGCTCTGCCATGATTTGAGCAATCTGTTCCTCCGATAATTCTAACTTTTCCAAAAATTTTCTGTTCATTTCTTTTTCCTCCTTACGATTTTTTAACGTGGCAACGACCACGCTGTTGGACAAAATAAAAAAGCCTTTTTACGTCATGCTTAGGACAAATCTTATTTAAAAACTTTGTTTGAAACTTTTGAATAAACATCAACATAAGTTTCGTTTTTATCGCCATTGTGAGTGATTTCAGCATAATCTCCGCATGGTTCGTCAGAAGAAATCTCGTTCGTTCCTACTAGTACTTTCCAGTTTTGAAGAACTTTGCTAAACCACACTACATAGCAATCTTTAGCTTTGATTTCACGTCCTGATAATCGAGTAAATTCCTCGGACGCTAATCGTCTAGCTTTATCTAACATATACACCCCTCCTTTCATTGAAAAAAAGTGTATAAAAAAACACTTAGATTTCTCTAGGTGCTTTCTTTTTTTGTTATTTCGATTATTTCTTTTAAACTCGGTTTAGTTCTTGCAATCCTATTCCATGAGTTCATTTTTACAAAAGTTCCCAAATAGATACCGTTAATTTTAGGCATATTTGGAGAAAGGTTATATTTTTTTCTAATTTCATCTTTATGCTCCATTACGTACTGATTACGAGGCAAACAATAAAAGATGCCTTCACCAAAATAACTCAAATCTTCATCTGATATTTCAATAAGTTCTTCAGGTTTTACATAAATTGCTCTATTAACTCGATCTTTTCCATTAGAAAAAGCTTTATCTATAAAATCTTTATCAAACCCCATCTTCTACCACCTCCAAACCATAAATTATCATCCCATTTTTATCTTCTTTTTTAGAAATAATATTATACTTCAAATTCGGTTTCATTAAATATTCTTTTTCTGAGTTCAAATCAGCTAACTCAGCTATATAAGCTCCTGTTTTTTGACCTTTTCTAACAGTAACTTCAAATAAAATATCTGCACCTTTACCATCCTTTGCAAATTCTTTAGCATGGTTTATGTCTACGCTAAATGAAGTGAAAGCTTTATCTAATCTTACAGATTGTCCGACTTCGAAATCTAAATAACCTAAATCTTTTCCGAGTTCAGAAATAGAACCACTTCCTCGGTAAACTTTAAACGATTTTTCAGGAGCGAATTTCGATATAGCTTTTTCTAAGATTGGTATATTAGCTTCTGTATCTTTTACGATATCTAAAGCAAAAGGTAACCCTTCTTCATCTCCATCATTTGCAAACCAGAATTTTTCACGAATTTTTAGTGCTTCCTCAAGACCATAACGTTTTATATTATTGAAATTATGATAGTTTTCAGTTGTATAAGAATAGATAACACTTCTCTCGTCATCTGTAAGTTCATTATACCATCTTTTATAGGAGCCTTGTAGTCTGAAAAATTCATCTGCTTCATTAGGTTTCAATTCATGAACAGCTTCTGACACGCTATTACTATTAACTTTACCAAGCAATCTATTCCCTTCACGTTCCCATTCATCAAATACATCATTCAGCGACTTATCACTAGGAGCCACATTCACTTTATGATCATTCATCAAAATATCAATATAAGTATTGTCGCTCTTTTCTCCATCTTTTGATTGATGACTTGGCATAATCGTTGAACGGCAACGTACGTGAAACGGTGGTGCAGTTTGTCCTGCTTTATATTCTGAAATAGGATATATTTTCTTATTCTCATGACGGCAAATATCTGAGGTTCTAGTATCTAATACTGCTACAATCTCATAGTATTCTCCACCTAAGTCTTTGATAGTGTCTAGTGTAGCTAGATTGTTATAGAATGTTGTTTCTGTTCTTACTAACGTTTCTGCTTGACTATAGGCTACTCCAGTTCGAAGTATTAATTCTTTAGACATCCTATCTACTGACCAACCACCAGTTAAGCCTTGGTCGATTACTTTCTGAATAGAATTAAACGTACGCTGGCTTTGTCCCCAAATTCGCTCTGAAAACTCTTGTCCGCTCCAATTAGTAGCTAGTTTATTCTGTACAGCTTTTAGGTTCAAAATAGGTTTTTCAACTATTCCAAAATCAGCTAGATTCTTCATTTGTTGAATTTTACCTTTAACATAAACTTCAGATAAGTTGTTCGTTATATTATCTGCTATACCATCTTTACCTCCATATAATTCAGCAGTTTTTCGTTCAATTTCAGCAAGTAAAGCTTCTTTTCTACTAATTCTATGACGATACGCTAAAGCATCTAGAAGCGGAGTTGGAGTATCAGGATTCAAAGCCATTGCTCTAAATTTTTCGAGTGTTACTCCTTGAAATTCCTTCATCTCGTTATCTCTCAAATACCTTTTAGCTTCGATATGACTCATTTTGTGGTCTTTAGCATATCGAGCGTAAAAGGTTTCAATCTCTGAAATCAAATCCTGTCTATAAGAAGCTAATTGTCTTCCAACGTTAGCCATATATCTATCACTAACGATTTGAGCGTTTTGTTCTTGTTGTAACGCTCGTTGCAACCAGTACTTACTGACCATCTTCATCAACTACTTCCTTAAATGAATTTTGTTGATATTCCTCTAAATGCTCTTTCTTTTGTTTCTCTAATCGTTCTTCAACCTCTGGCTTATACCATGGGTGCTGTTCTCTAATCGTTAAATCATCTAAGATTCCGATTGAATTTGAACAATCTTGAATAGCTTCGCTTTCGTTAGAAATAACATCTCGATTAAATACATAGCTAAATGTACTAATATCAAGTGTTACTCCATTGTTTGAAGCATATTGTTGAGCAAACCACATAAATTGTTTTAATCCTTTTTGAAACTCATTCTCTAGCTCATTACAATCTAAATCTAAGTCAGTATATCGCCATTTCAACGCTTGTCCACTAGCATTTCCTAGATTTTCATCTTGTGTATCAATTGCTCTAGCAGATTCGTATAAGAATTTTCTCGTTCTTGCAATATCCTGCTCTGCTCCAGTCGTATCGTTACTGGCTTGTAACGTATCAACACCACCGTCGCTGGCTACTTTAACTGACCTAAATCTGTTCAGATTAGTCATAAACTCGTTTAAGTCTGCACCTTGATAATTTTTTAATACATAAATCAACTTCGGCATATCTGCTAACATATCTGCATTAGTAGACATTTGTAATTGAATATTGTCGATTAATGACTTCACTTGTACTAACAAGCTATCTTCATATTCGTTGTATCTAAATGGAATTAATGGAACTTTATCCCAAACATAAGGAGTTTTGCCTCCATCTCCATTCTGATAATAGAAATGGGCTTGTTTCTCTTTAGATACTGGATTCAATTCCAGATGATTATCTTTCCAAATGTAGTCAGTAATTCCTGTTTCGTCCCAATACTCTACATAAGTCTTGTATACTTTTCTTTGGAACTCATATACAGGCTGTACATACACTCTAATGAACGCATCTAGCTCGATATGACGTTCATCTTTCCAAAATGGGATAATCTGTTCAGTTGGGATTTTAAATAGCCGTAATCGTCCGTTTTCGTCATAATAAGGTAATCCATACGCTACACCTTTCAGAATAGCTTCTTTACCTAGCGACTTAACTGTAGAAAGTAGCTCCTCATCAAAGATATCGTTCAGTAACTCCGTTTCTTGTTCGTTGTTACCATCTCCAATTGAAATGGTTGGTTCTTTAGAAAATAAATAACCTACCTTTTGGTCTACTAGTTTCTTAAATAGTCCCATTTCAATTTGTGAGTTCGTTCTCCAATCTACATCTACTCGTTTCTTCCTAATCTCTGTATTGTTTCGATAATAGTCATAAGCAGTTTTCATTAGTTTTGTTTTCTCTGAAGCTAAATGCTCTCTAATTTCAATTTCTAGTATTTCTTTTTCTGTTGTTCCAGTTATCATTAACTTAGTCAACAGATTTTCAAACCAATTACTCAAATCTCTATCTCCTCTCTACCAAAATGAAATACTTGGTTGTTTCATATCATCCTCAAATGCATATCTCGTTGCATCTATCGTATGATCGTTTACTTCTTCTAGTTTTGCTTTAGGATTTCCATCACGGTCAACTGCATAGTCAGCACTTTCAAACTCTCTAGCAATATTTGGTGTCCGTTTAGGGTCGATAACAATAGCTTCTAAATCATCAAGCCATCTTTCGCCATATTCCCTACTATCAGCACCTTTTTTAGCCCCTTGAACTAATGGAATGTTCAAATTAAGCCTTAATTCATCAATCGACTTAGGTTCTGCACTATCACACGTTATCATTTGAGATTGATAACCTTTTTCTCTGATTCTACTAGCCAACTCACGGTTGCTAATTTTGACACCGTATATCTCGTCCATAGCATAAATAATCCGTTTCTTTTTATCATAGTGCCAACGGACAAACGCTAACGGGTCGTTTGCATATCCGAAGTCGTTTCCTTGACGTATATTATCAAACGTTGCTATTTCATCATCCGTTATGGTTCTAAACACGAGATTTTCAAAAGGTGCTACCCCTGAACCAATTGCTTTACCTAGATATTCCCACTCATATCGTCGCTCATTTCGCTCTTTTGTGGCTTCTGCTTCTTCTATGAATGCTTTTGATATAAAAGGGTTATCCAAGTATGTAGAATGGTGTACGCTCGTATTTTGTAGCTGTATCACGCTCTCATATTTTTTGTTTACCCACGACTGCTTTCTCTTTGGTGGGTTATACGAATAAAAGAACTTATAAAAAAGACCATCACCTAACTCACCACGTAAAAGTGAATTGGTAATAGTCTTAACTTCATCTTCTGTTTTAAATTCAGCAAGCTCCTCAATCCATCCTATCGCAAATGGAAAACGGCTATCTTTTAAGGACTTGATGCGTTCAGGCTCTTGAGCTCCTCTAAAGATTATATAATTCCCACGAGGTAAGTACGTTAATTTCAAGGGGGACTTATTCGCTTTAAACAAATGAGTTACTCCTTGTTCACTAATCGCCCATTTCAATTGCTCGTACACTGATTGTTCCAAAGTATTATCCGTTTTTCTGATACAAACAGCATTCACTGCATACCTCATAATCAATTGGATAATAACATGAGCTATATCTGAAGACTTACCCGAGCCACGACCGCCTTTTTCCACTACATGCAAAATAGTTGGATCTAATGCAGCACGCCATAAAGAATGAAAGTTCTTTGGAATAAACTCACTAATTCTACGAGATTTCATCATCTACACCTATATCATCAATGAACTGCACTAATGCAGACATTTCGATTTCCTTTCTTTCCAAATAAGCTCCGTTTACTCTAAAGATATGATCTACAGAACGCTGCCGCTCTTCAATGGAAGGTGTGAATTCATAAGTGGACTCAACAACTTCCTCTCTGCCATTTGTTTTCACAGTCTTCTTAGAATATCCTTTTTGTACTTCCCCTCGGGCGATACTAGCCGATATTGCCAACGCTTCAGCAATTGTCATAGAACGTTCATCAAAAAGTTCTTGCGTACGTTTTTGTATGTATTCAGAAATGTCAACTTTTGTCAACAATTTTTGTCCAATTGATCTTGCAGTCTTTTCAGAATAACCAGCCTTAATAGCAGATTGAGTAGCATTCTTACTAATAATATACTCATCAGCAAAATGCTTTTGTCTTTCGTTCACTTCATCACCCCTTTCAAATAAAAAAGCGTTGAAACTAATCAACGCAATGTCTAAATAAATTCGAGTTGTATCATATATACAAAAATAGCAACCGAGGCACAACCAAACAATGATTCTTAAAGAAATAAATATAAATATAGGAGAATGAATATCACAATTAATAAACAAAAAAAAGGCATTCGATTGCTAGTTTTCTATATACAATTAGTGAAATAGGAGGGAAGAAAAAATTATTAAAAATTACCTCCTATTCCACACTACTATAGTACCTCGTTCTCTCTAGACTCTCCTTGCACATTTCTAGCAAGTTACTTTTTCTTACTATTCATTTACTTCGTTAACTCTCCCAAATCAAGCAGTAATTCATCAATTCCTGTACCGCCCTCATATACTAATAACGAACCACATTCAAAACACTCAGCAAAGAATAACAATCCTTTGTCTAATTCACGATAGAACTCGGATTCTGATATTCTCAAACTCACATAAATAGCAATATCACTATCAAAATTCTTGCAATACTTCAT